GGTCATGTCAAGGGCGAATTGTGTCGCGATCTGCTTGCAGCGTCCCGCACGCCATGCGAGGTCAGCGTGGATCTTGAGCGCTGGGGTGGGAAAGGGAGGAACCGGCGTCGCCAGCACCCACTTCTCATTGCCGATCGGGATCACACCGAGCCCTCGGGGCGCAGGGGTCCACAACGCTTCCTTCGGCACGGAGTTGCGCCGACACCAGTCGCTACAGATGTGCGCTCGGATGAAGTCAGCCTGTAGGCCGCGACGCTCCAAAGTTGCAACAGTCGACAGCATGTGGCGAAGCTCGTCGATCGGCGTTCTGGGCGTATTGGACCAGGGCTTGCGCTGGAAGAGAGTGGGGAGCGCGCGGCTGGGGTATCCGAACACGCGACCATTGTGGTACCTGATGCGTAGAAACTCAAGCTGGTTTCGCAAAACTGAGAACTTGCCGACTGCCAACTTGACCCCCCAAGCACCGTAGAGCATACACGCGAGCATAGCCGACCAGGCATCTTCCTCGATAATCCCGCTGTCATCACCACGGATATAGTAGATGTCGAAGGCAGTAACGCCTAGTAGCTTCAGCTCCTCATTGACGTTGTACGTCCAGACAGCGTTCCATGCGTTACCGAGCAGCGACGTCCAGCGTAGGCCGGACATCAAACCGCCTAGCACGCGCAGTTTGTGGAGCACCTGCTTGTCGTCACGCCAAGAAAGCCAGCTGTTGTCGAAGCTGTCGATGATGGCGAGGTAGGTCTGCTCGAAAAGCGCCAGCCCACGTTCAGGCACGGTCGGCCGGATAGCGTCCATGAACCGGCGGAGGATGATCTTGAGCTGGTCGAGAGTCGGTTGCGTGTCAAAGGCGGCAAAGTCAAGACTGACGCCGAGGCGCCGGCCAAGCTGGTGCAAGGTGCGACACATACGGTCGAACTGCTGGTCTGGAGGTTCGTCGACCGTGCCGCCCGGGAGTTGTGCGATCGCATGGCCAGACAGGTAGTCCATCCAAGACATTGCCAGGTACATTTGCAGGTCTGCAGCCACAGCGAGTCGAATTTTGCCCAGCTCGGATTTGAGTATGACCGTGAACTGTTGGATCGGAACACCCAAGACCGCAATCTCGACGAGCTTGACGACATGATCTATGCCAACAGCATCGACGACGAAGTTCTTGCGCGCCTTGACTGAGTGCTCTTTGCCATCCGGGGTTGTGAACTCGATCCGGCCGACATTGCTGCTACCGCTCGTCAG